ACTATCTGGTGAGCTTCATAGACCCCACCCTTTCCACTGTGATGCTGATAGCTCTTTGCCAAAGCCATTGCCACCACCCCAGCCACCGGGGTCAGCCTTAAGCTCCTGCCCTGCGAACAGAAGGTCACCCATTCCTTTGGTGGACACGATGTCTCCAATCGGAGCAGAAAACTCCTTCATGCCAACCACGACCATCCTGGACATCACGTCCAGCAGCATCACAAACGAGTCAACCTGATCGTCGTTCTTTGAGGATGGAAACGCTGACAGCTCATTGATCCAATCGTCCAGCCAATCAGCCTCCTCTGGCACGAACACCCTTCCACCCTCAATCAATGGCGTGACACTGGCAGCCCTCTGGTACTTGTCAGCAGAGCCAGGCTTCCACGGGATGACCGGAACGCCAGAGTTAGCTCTCAGCTCCTGGATCAACGACTGGCCAGAGGCGTTATCCTCAATCCAGAACCCTCTGAGGCCCTGGCTACGGTACATGGAGTTGATCAGCACCGCCTTGCGCTTAAGGTCAGGGAACTCCAACTTCTCACGAAACACCTTCAGGACATAAATGTCACCTATCTCAGTGATGCCACCCACCGTGAACACTGAGTAGTCGTTTACCGTCTTGGTCTTGAAGGCAGTGTCCACCGTCACGGCCAAAGCATGGAAGCTAGGTGGTACGTTGTCTCGGTTGTACCGCCTGAACCAGTCTGCTTTGACCAAGTTTCCTCCAAGGATATATGGGTTCTGCTGGTACAGCGACTCAAAGTCACGGTCACCAAGAATGCTCTTCTGCTTCTGCAGCCATGACACAGGGAACCGCTTTGGCCAGAGCGCCTGGTACTCTCCAGTGACCTCTACCATTGGGTTGATGCTCTTGCTGCCAAGTAACCCAAGCTGATCAATCGTCTTCTTGCCAGTCGCTACCTGCTCTGGCGTGATGTTTGGCATGTAGCGCGGGTCATCCTTTGGCAGCTTGTTCCTGCGGATATAGACGCCACGCTCCTTGAGCGTCATGGCCTGGTAGTTCAAGTGCATCCACTCTCCGTCCTTGAACTCTCTGCTTTCCATGATCCTGCCAGCCATGTCATCTGGGTGCCAGCGTGTCTGAGTCACGATCTGGAACGCCGGTTGACCATCCTTGTCTGGCTGCATACGGCTGATCAAGCCAGAGGTGTAGAAGTCCCAGACCTTGCGTCTCTGTGTGGTGCTGTCGGCCTCCTCCCTTGACTTGTAAGGATCATCCACTCCTAAAATGTTAGCACCACGTCCAGTTGTAGTTCCATTCAATCCAACAGAGTAGTAGGCACCTCCAGCAGTCGTCTTCCAGAAGTCCACAGCTCTTGTCTCCCGGCTGGTCTCAAACCCCTTGAACGCCTTTCTGGCCTTCTGGTCGGTCACGATGTCGCGTGTACCTCGGCCAAACGTAGCAGCCAGCTCATTGTTGTACGAGCTGATCATGATCTCTCTGTGTGGTTTACGCATCAGAGCATAGGCTGGAAAGTTGATGGTGGCGTTGAAGCTCTTGGCATGCCGTGGTGGCATGGTGATGAGCAGGTTCCTGACTGGGTTACCGCCAGCACTCAGCAGCGCATCCTTCTCCAGCAAGTCCAGCACCTCTTGCAGCTCCTTCTGAAACGACTCCCAGGCAAAGTCATAGTAGTAGCTCATGAAGCCTGGGAAGCTGTTGGCGCTCTGCTTCAGCTTCAGCAGGTACAGAGCCGCTGCCTTCTGGTCAATCAATTGCGTGCCCATACTTGGTATCCTTCCCGCCTCTGGCGATGATGCGTGCGTTGATGCGTCTGATGAGATCACTTGTGTTCTTGCCCGCCACTGGCATCGGCTTCATGTCAAATACCTCTGGCTTCTGCTCTCTCAGCTCGGCCAGGCCAATGGTTCCATCCTCTGCTGTTGTGATGCCATCAATGCCAGCCAGACCCTTGATGCGTGGGTTGTAGGCCAGGTCGTGAGCTTTCTGCTGGCGAGCCAAGTCCTTGGCCTTCTTCTTCTGGATGGTGCTCTGGGCCACCACACCCTTGTTGCCATGCACTCTGAACTCTCTGGATAGCTCTTTGCGCTTCTTCTCAATGGTCTTGGCCACGATCACAGCGTCACCCAGGCCCATGGACTGAGCCTCAAGCTCCTTCCTGGTAGCCATGGTTCGTGCTCTGACTGCTTTGATGAGGTCTAGTCGAGCCTGTGTCTTGGCTTCGACCTCGGCTTCACTGAAGCCTTTTGATCTCCAGATGTCCTGGAGAGTTCGTCCGTTGTGGCCTACGCCTTTGGAGAGGTTGCTGGCTTTGTAGTCCGGGCAGGGCGGCTTACTTTTTTTTTACCGTACTCAGCCTTCTTGGCCTTGCTCTCAACATAAATCTTCTCAGCCTCGTCGATGCTGGCGATCTGGATCATCTTGCCTTTGATGGCTCTTTGGAGCGTCTTGCTCTCAGTCTTCTCTGCTGCTTGCTCAAGGCCAGACCCTTGCTTCACCATGGCGTCCACAGCCTCGTGGTTCTTCTTGCCAAGGGCTATCTTCTCCAGCTCCTCAATGCTCAAGTCCTCCAGCTTCTTGCTGGTGGTGTCCTCTACAGTGATGGTTGACAGCTTCGGCATGACCCGCTCGGCCAGGATGCTGAACAGGCGAACCTGCACATTGCTCCACTCCTTCTGGCCAGCCATGACCTGAGACACGTCCTCCAGGCCATCGACCACCACCTCGAACATCCTGCGCCTGAGAGCAGCTATCTCGTCTGGCCTGATGGCGCGTTTGGCGAACAAGGCTGCCACGTTGGCTGCTTCAAGCTGGTGCTTGATAACCTCTGGAGGAGCATTCTTGGTGAAGTTCTCCAGAGCGTTCTTGTTCACCATCACTGGCGTCTTCTGCCGGCCAGCCCTGTTCTTGGGTGGCAGTGCTGCAGAGGTCTCAAAGGCCGGGATGGCATCAGGGTCAGACGGATCAGTCGAGCTGACAAGAGCCTCCGTCGTTCTCCTGATGACCTTGGTAGCCATGGCTTAGAAGCTGAACTTGTTGAGTGACTCTGTGTAACGCGCTGTGGCCAGAGCCTCCTCTTGCCGGAACTGGCCCAGCTTACGCAGGTTCTCTCCAACCAAGTCAGCGCAGGCCACGTAGGCACGCTTCTCATGAGGTAGGCCAGCAGCTTCACGGATGCTTTGGAAGCGAGACTCGAAGATGCTAGGCGTCAGGCCAAGCTCTGTCTGGATCAGCTTTGGCAGCTTTCCGTCACAGAGTCCTTGGATGATGTCGTAGCAGACTGGCTGAAGCTCAGAGGTCATGTTGGTTCCTGTTGGTTGTAATGATAAGCGATTAACGCAACTTATTATCGCAGAAGAACAGGCTCCACTCAAGGCCAGGAGTTACCTTGCGTTGAGAATCAAGAGCTTGATAGCGTAGCCAATGGCCAGGATGGCGATCCAGATGGCGACTGTTTTCATGGTGACTCCTTTGGGTGGATGATAGCTTGGACATCAGTGCTTTGATTTCAGGCTCAGCAGGTACTGAGTAGCCAACATGGAGGCTTGGCTGTTCTGGTGCTTGTCAGGGTGGCATAGCTGGATCAGTCGTCTCAGCATCTCCATGCTCGGAGAGATTGACACCTCATCTGGCTTAGACTGTCCATGCTGGCTGCCCGGTGGTAGCCATCTAGCCAATGAAGGGAACGACTTGAACACTGCGCTGGTGCAGTACCACATTCGACTATCAGCATCCCAGCGGCACATCATGGCCTTGGCTTGATCCTTGTTAGCAAACGGGACACTCAGGTAGATGCGGTCTGAGTTCATGCTGCGCTCCTCCTTCCGCTGATCAAGCCAAGGTTCGAGATGGTGGTGCTTGCTGTGAACTGCCTGACCACTTCCTCTGCCCTGTCGCTTGGTGAGATGCGGCCAAGTCTTCCAAGCGTCCTGCTGTTGATCTCACGACTAGCATTCACGCCAAGCTCTGAGTCCTGCTTAGCCAATGCACTTAGCTCGTCCATGGTCATGTCGGTGAACGACTTGGTTGAGGTGGGTACTGAGGTCTCGGCAGCTACGGTAGGACTAGCTGCTGTAAGACTAGCTAAGGTACTAGCTACGTTGTGGTTCAAAATTGACCCATACGGTGGTTCATTTTTGACCCACATGTGGTTCATTTTTGAACCATGGGTGGTGCAATTTTGACCCACCTGAGTCTCGTCGTATGGTTCATTTTTGACCCATGCATGGTTCAAATTTGACCCACCAAGTGGTTCAGTTTTGACCTGTACATTTATACATGGTTCAATTTTGACCCATGTGGCAGGCTTGTCCAGCATCTTCATACTGCGACGTTCTCGCTTCTGGTCAGTCTCCTTTATGTCGTATGCCATGTACCCAGCAGCATCCAATCGGTTGATGCTGCGCTTGATGGTGGACAGGCTCTTGCCTAACTCAGTAGCAACCTGAGTCTGTATAACCCGCCAGTTGATGTAGGTCTTGATGTAGGCATAGACAGTCCTGTCTGTGTCAGTAATACGCTGGTCTTTGCACATGGCCCTAGACAGCTTGCCGTAGCGTTCCTCTTCTTCTGGTGCCATGGTTACCTCACCAAAGCAGCAGCAGCAGAGTCCTCAATGCTGAACACCACCTCTGAACGGCAACTCT